CCGACGCTCGTCACCGGTACGGCTGATGGAACCACGGGACTCATTATCGACATAGATTCAACGGCGGGAGCTTTGCCAGGTCAGTTTGTGACCGCTCCGAATACTGCGCCCGGTTGCGTGGTTAAATCCATCGGAACAAACACTATCACGATCTCCAATGCGCCATCTGTTGCAGGCGCGATCACGCTTTCAATCTACGAGATGCCGCCCGTGACTCTGGCTGTTCTGCAACTCTATCTAAACATCGCCTATGCCAGTCTCATGCAATCGCGCTGGCGTGAACAGTGGCAGTTGGGCATGGCGCTTTATATTGCTCATTATCTAACCCTTTGGGAGCAGACGGAGGGCAATCCGCAGACCACAGCAAGCCAGATCGTTGCCAATAGCCTGCAGGCTGGTATCACGATCTCGCAAGGTGCGGATGGGGTGAATCAGGGTCTTGCCATCCTTGAAACACTGGCTTCATGGGGGAGCTGGACGCTGACGCAATACGGTGTGCAACTGGCTACGATTGCGCGGCTTTGCGGTTCTGGGCCTATTTACGTGCGGGCCGGTGGATGCGGCTGGGGGTACGGCGGATGGGGTTAAACATCAGCTACAGTTCGAGTGGCCCTGGTATGAATCAAATCTACCGTGGCATCGATGCGCTCAATGGTGCCGATGCTCTTGTGGGCATTCCCGAGGGCGATGATCGCAAAAGCGAACTGCTCGAACGCGCATCTTTGCTCAAACTCACTAAATCGGGCAAAGTCACGAAACGCGCGGCGAAGCTACTCCAGGCAGCACAGGGCCAGATTAGCAACGCGGAACTACTCTTTATCTTCACCAATGGCAGTCCTTTGCGCGGTCAGCCGCCGAGAGTGGTGATTGAGGCGGCAATCGAGGACGAACCAACCAAGACCACGATCGCAAAAGAAATCGCAGCCGCATCTACTTCGGCACTTGACAACGATTTTGAGGCCATGATGCAGCACCTTGACCGCGCTGGTCAGATCGGGGCATCGGCCTCGAAACGCTGGTTTACTGATCCGCGCAATGGATGGGAGCCAAATAAGCCAAGCACGATCCGCGCGAAAGGCAGTGACCGTCCCGGCATCGACACGGGCCAGATGAGACGTGCAATCACCCATGTAACCGTGGGTCCGCACGCATCCACCGAAGGAAGTAGCACGTCGAGCAGCAGCGGCGGGGCTGTCGAGACGGCCTCCCGCACGTTCCGGGAGACGGTTGGCGAAGAACTTGAACAGGGCGCAGAGGAAACTGCGGAGATTGCGGGTGCGATCTAATGCCGACACTCAATCTAACTCGCGTTGTGAACTCGCCGGCATTCGCACAGGCATACACCGTCAATCGATCCGTGGGCACTTTTCAGCAGGGAGGCTATGTTTTCACGACGACTCCCATTGCATTCTGGGGCATCATCCAGCCAGCCACAGAGCAGGATTTGGCGCAAGTTCCTGAAGGCGATAGAGTAACCGGCATGATGGGATTTATCTCCGAAGATCGTATGTATCGAACGTATGTCGATGGAAGCACTTCGGGAATCGGAGATCAGATTGTATGGCGCGGAGCGAATTACAAAGTAGTCGCTGTAATCCCATGGAAAGACTGGACTTTTTGGAAGGCCATCGCATCACGGCAGGCGGGCGAATGAGCAATTATCCAGTTCCAAATGTCGGCACCATGACCTCGACGGGCCTCACGCCTGCGCAGATGAGTATTCTCTGGCAGAACACGGTTCTGCAGTGTCTTGGCATCTCTCCGAGCGGCCCCACCGATCAGAACGCCTATTTTGCGGTGAGAATCGACTGGCCCACACCTGGACAACCAGCATGGGCCATCACCGACGACATTGCCTTCCTGCGCTGCGTGGAAGTGCAGGACCGATACAACACCGCCCACGAGGTTCAGCCCGTGACTCAAGAACCTCCAAGCTATCCAGAAACCACGATTTATACCCGCGTCTGGCAGACGGATTTCATCTTTTATGGGCCAAACAGCTTTGATCGGGCGCGGCAGGTCAAGGCATGTCTCTATCAGGATTTCGTACATGCTATTCTTGAAGCGTCGAACGTATACCTCGACACAAATATCGGAACGCCGCGGCGCACTCCCGAACTCTTCCAGAACCAATGGTGGGAGCGGACGGGCTTCGCGGCACGGATGAACGAGCAGGTAACGGATACGCTCGTTAAATATCCGGCGCAGTCGGTGGAGATCATTGGCGAAACCGCCAATGGAATCTTTGTCGATGTGACGGTTGAATTGTAGGAGCGAACGAAATGGCAACTCAGCCTCTTCCGCTTTCGATTCTCTGCGATGTGACGGTTAGCGTTACTCCCGCAGGCGTGGCAGTTCCGGCATTCAACCAAGGGCTTGTCGTGGGCGATTCTGGCAGGCTTCCTTCCTATGGCGCCAATTCGCGCATTGCCCTGATCCCTGGTGCGTCATGGGCCACGTCGATGACCTCGTTGGGGTATCAGACTACCGACCCCGAGTACATCGCAATGGGGCTGTATTTCGATCAAAGTGCCCCTCCCGTTACCCCGCCTCAGTATGGCTGGGTGGGATGCCAAGATCCCACCGCTATCCAGACGATTCAAGTCGATTCTGGCTTTGGCGGCACGGGCTGGGCGGTGGGAGACAGTTTTCTTATTGCGCAGGGCAGCGCATCTTATGGATTCGGCACGGTGGTTACGGAATCGGGCGGTGTTGTGGAGACTGTCGCCATCCTTCCAGGCCAACAGGGAACCGGGTATTCTGTCGCCAACGGATTGCTCACCACAGCACAAAGCCCGAGCACGGGCATTAACCTCAAGGTCAATATCACGGCGATAGGCGAGACCCCGCTGCAGGCGATCACGGCCTGTCGGGTGGCAAATCCCAACTGGTATACCGTCATGTCCACAACCGCGGACGACTCCGACGACGTTGCGATTGTGGCCTATGCCCAGACTGCGGTTCCTGCGATGCAGTATCTCTATGGAACCACGAGCCTTTCTTCCCTTCAAGGCACCACTGGCAATGTGTTTTCGCTGATCAAGGCCGAGAACTATGGGCGTGGCAACGGCATCTATACCAGCACCAGCAACGTCCCGCAGCCGCCGGCGCCGAACAACGTCTACGCAGCCGCCGCGGTCATGGGCGTGGGGATGGGCCTGAATACCGGCGCACCTAATAGCGCCTTTACTCTCGCAGCAAAGACCTTGGTAGGCATCCAGACCACAGTTCTAACGCAGGCGCAGATCAATGTCTTTGCCGGAACTCCAGGTCTTGGGTTCGGCAACAACGGCAACAGCTACAACAATTATGCCAATTCTTACGACTTCTACTATCAGGGAGTCAACGGAAATGGCCTGAACTTTGCCACTGTCCTCGGCTTGGACATGCTCGCGGCTGATGCACAGATTTCCGTGCTGAACGTCCTGCAGTCCTTGCCGTCGATCCCGCAGACCGATGCCGGGCAGTCTCTCATTCTTAATGCAGTTCGGGGGGCTTGTTCGCGGGCGGTCACGAGAGGATTTGTGGCTGGCGGGGTCTGGAATGGCCCCACGCTGCTTCCAGGCACCAGCCAAGCCCTTGTGCCCGGTACGGCGCTACCCACGGGCTACTGGGTGTCGTCTGCCTCGTTCGTCACCCAGCAAAGCGGAGACAGGGCATTGTTCAAGTCCATGCCGGTTTATGTGGCTGTCGTGCTGGCTGGAACGCAGCAGAGCTTCACCATCGGAATCAACGTGCAGGAATAACAGGAGATTGAGATGCCGAACGGAACAACCAGCTACTCCTTCAAAGACCTCAACGGCGCCATGTCCTCGCCTCTCGCGGGTCCGTTCATTCTCGCTGGCGGAAACTTGGGCGACGGCAAAATCACGGTCGAAATGACCCACGAGTGGACTGAACAGGACGTTGCGGCTGACAGCGCAGTGATGGTTTCAGCGTCTCCCGGCCTGAATGGAACCGTCAAAGTCTCTTGCCAGCAGACCAGCTCGGTGAACGCCTACCTCAAGCTGGCGCAGAACCTTCACCAGACGGCCCTGCTCAACGGAGACTCCTCAAACTGGGCAGCCATTGCCCTTGACCTCCAGAACCTCGTTACAGGCGATCAAAACGTCTGCACCGGCGTTTCGTTCACCAAAAAGCCGCCGCAACCTTATGGCGCCCGCGGCGAGTATCTGGAATGGACGCTGATGGCTGCGAACATCGCTAACCAGTAATCGGAGAGATCATGCCGCAAGATCACAAAGACATTACAATCGGCGAACATCAATACAAGATCGGCCAACTCAAAGCCGCGGATGGAAGCTGGATTTACTCGACCTTCGTCAAGCGGTATCGAGCCTATCGGGAAGCGCAACCCCCCGCATCAGAGGAAGCGCAGACCGCCGAGGTTCCGCAGGAGATTGGCTTTGCCATGACCGCTCAATTCCTTGTGGAGCAGTTGACGCGGGAGGAAGTGACGGAAGTACAGAGACTTTGCCTGCTCGCCTGTGGACGGTACAGTGGCCGCACGGGGACGCCGATTGCCATGCCGATCATTCGGGATGATGGACGCTATGCAATTCCCGATCTGGAGTTCGACGGGCCAACGGTTTACAAACTCACGCAGGAGAGCATCGCATTTAACATTGCCCCTTTTTTTCCAGGAGCCGGATCGAACGCGAACCCGGCGACGAATGTCCAGGAACCGAGTACCCAACCCTAGACGGTTTCCTGTTTCGTCCCGTCGCGGCGGGAATTTGGACGCATCGGGACATTGTTGATGGAGCATTTACATTTCGGGATTTGTGCGATATTCACGAATTCCTAGACGTCAAAGAAAAAAGCGAGGCTGACTTCCGCGCTTGGAGGGCGGCAAAGGAGGCGTAGGATGGCAGAAGTAATTAAGTCATACCTCGTCAGTTTGTCCAGTTCGGTGGACAAAGCCTCCTTCGATAAATTCGCTTCCACCATGAAGGGAGCGGAGCAGCAGGTCCAATCCCACATCGGCGGGATTGTTGGTAACTTCCTAAAATTTCAGGTGGCAGGAACCACCGCCTTTGCGTCTGTGGGCTTTGGCCTCGTTGCGTACATCGACAAGCTCGCCCAGGCTGATCTCAAAACCCAACTCCTCGCCACGCAGAACATGATGAGCATCCAGCAGTACCGCTCTGTGTCTACTGCGCTCGATGTTCTTGGCGTCTCGCTGAATGACGTGTTCTTCGGCACAAAGGAGCTGCAAGAGCGATTCCATATCCTGATTGACGATCAGAAGCAGTTGGCTGGAATGCTCGGTCCGGGATACGAGAAGCAGCAGCAACAGGTGCGGGATGTCCTCTTTCAGCTTCAACGCCTTGAAGTCAAGGGGCAGTATTTCGGCATGAAGCTCGCATCTGACCTGCTCGAAAAACTTGGATTTGGCGACGGTGGAATCGTCCTGAAGTTAGAGCGCCTGAATGATTTTGTGCTCACCAATATGCCGCGATGGTCCGATGAGATCGTGAATCATCTCGTGCCGGCTCTCGGTGAGATTTGGGACATTCTCAAGAAAACGGGCGGCGTACTGATTGACGCCTCTGTGGACTTCGATAACTTCGTGGGCGCACTTTCCGGCGATGATTCGATCAACACCAAGACGGCATCCTTCGAGAGCTTCGCGCGCTCGATTGAGCATGTGGTTTTCTGGCTTGGCGAAGCAATTAAGTTGATGCTCGGCTTGGAACAGGTCGGCGTCCATAGCGTAGGGGCTATTTGGGATTTGGGTAAGGCATTTCTTGAAATGCCAGGGAAATTCGGAACGGGAAGCAAAGAACGGATGATGGCCGATCTCAACGCTGCGGCGGATCAAGCTGTTGGCGCAGCGCGTGGATTTGAGCAGATTGGGTCAGTCGTGTTGCCGGGATCAATGGGTGGAGATGCGTTCCCATCGAAAGGCGTAGTCGATCCCGGCGTTGCTGGTCTGATGAGCTTCATCAGAGGAAGCAGATCACAGAACGCGCAGCAGATCGCGCGCGATGTTTCAGGCATGACCGGCATTCCAGCGAATCTGATCTACGGCCAGATGGGAAACGAGACGGGCGGCTTCAAGACCTTCTCTGGAGTAAATAACTATGCTGGCATCAAAGACCCGGCGACCGATACCTTCCGCAGTTTTCAGTCGATTATGGACTTTGAGAAGGCGTATGCCGACACGCTCAACTCAAACCGCTATGTGCAAAACGGCATTCGTTCGGCTGTTACGGCAGATCAGTTCGCGCGATC